GCAAGACGCTCGTTTGCTGCGTAATCGTTCTTGAATTGCGCGTTGTACGCGTCCTTCACGAATGATGCTTCAGCCTGTGGTGTGTATGTGCGAGCTTCAGAGATAACGCGAGCGCCACCTACTGCTGGAGTTGCAACTGGTGCAACTGCTGCGCGGATTTCTGCAGCCTTGACATCGGCATCAGCCTGTGTCTTTAGCTTTTCGATTTTTGTATCGAGTGAACGTGACTCTTCTACAAGAGCGTCAACCTTCTCGGTCTCCTCTGCAGTAAGGTCGGTGCGGTTCTCTTCAGCTACTGCTTCAAGAACTGCATCCATTTCTACCTTTACTGCATCACGGCGCTCGATTACTTTGTCAAGATATGACATTGTATTCTGCTCCTTATGTGTTTGGATTCGAGGTGGTGGCGATTTCGCTCACGGCGCTTTTGGGGTGTGAGTCTCGCTCCGACTTCGGTATCTGCGGGCTATTTGCCAGCAGAATGTTATTTTGTGCTGTTGATTATCGCTTTTGCAAGACGGAGTGAGATTGAGCGCGGTGTCGCGGATTCTTCTTCCATCTCGTCTTCATGAACTGCAGCCACGTCTTCAACAGGCGCTTCTTGCGCATCCATCAATGCAGCCATCATCTCGACGGCTTCCATGACATACTCATGCCCTTCAGACATTTTCTCAAAGACGGTCTGCAAGACTATGAGTGACTCGCCCGAGACCTCGCGGCCCTCTTTCACGGCTTGAATCGCGTTGGCCAGAGCCTCGCGAGCTTCGACCGAGGTGGTTGGGTATGCGGGGTACGTGACTACTGATACATCACCGTCGGCCAGTGACACTTCAGTTAGAGTGCGGACTGTGCGGTCTGTGTTGTACTTTTGGCGTATAACGCGGAATGCAAAGCTCATCTGGTCAACGTCGCCGCGCTCAATGAGTGTGTACAAGTCGCGTGCTTCGCTGGTGTCTGGTAGTTCTGCATCGAATCTTAAACCGAACTCGTCTTCAGTGAGTCGAAGGGTGTCGTTTTTGGTGCGTGCGAGAGGCAATCCTTCATGGTTGATAAGAAGGCGCACATCAGGTGTCTCGCTTAATGTCTTGCGGAAAGCGCCAGGTGCGATGTACTCTGTGAATGGAAGCGGCACGCTTGCGTCGTTAAAGACTGCAGCATAGCCAGACAGGCGCATTACACCGTCGTCCTCTTGGCGCGTTTCTACTTTGCGCACTGTGAAGGTGCGGCGTTCAATCTTTTTCATCTTGCTCCTGTCTTCCCCGACGGAATCTCGCTTGGCAACTTCTCCACCAGGTTCCATATCCTCAGAGATGGAAACTGCGACCATTTGGTCGATTGCGTCTTGCTTAGTGTCGTGACAGGCGAGCGTTGTGTAACTGCCGTCCGATTCTTGCTTTACTGTCGCCCAGCTCGAGCAGTCGCTTTGCTGGTCGGAAACGAAATATGGCATTAGTTGACCTCGTAAACTGATGATGGGTTTTCGGGGTCAATCGTTGAGACCTGCTGCAACTGACCTGTTGGAACACCAGTGTGATTCATCGGTGGCAGACCCACTGCAGCAAGAACTGACTTAGGGTCAAAGCCGACTTGAATCAAGTTGGTGGCGATTTCTGTTCTGAGCTTCATACCGACGTCTTTTGCATCCTTTGAGTCGATGTTCTGCAACGGAACTCTGTATTGGTCGCCAGACTCGCCAAGAGGCGCTAGGTCTTCAACCGAGCGGACGTCGTTGAGCGACAAGAAGCCCTCATTGAGTCCCTTTGTATAAGCGTCGTAACGCTCGAGGGTAGTACCGCGAAGCAGAGCATCGAGGTTGAACTTGATAAAGCCGTCAGACTCTGGCAACAGCGCTGAGAGTGCTTGCTCCAGGCGCTCCAAGAGTGGACGAAGTGAGTGCTGAACGAATGAAAGGTTCTGTGCTTCAACTGATGCAAAGCTCATGGCGCCAGCCACTGGGTGTCCGAGTAGCGAAATCGGAACGCGAAAAAGGCGTGCGATTTCTTCGACTCCAAAACGACGCACTTCGAGAAGTTGTGCATCGGCGGCGTTGAGTGTTAGCGGCTTGAATGAAGCGCCACCAGTCAAAACGCCGAGCTTGCCTGCGCGGTATGGGCCAGTGTGGCTCATGTTCCAGTTGCGGGCGATGTCCGAAATCTGCTCTTCAGTCAGTTCGCCTGGAGACTCAATAACGCCGCCTGGGTTCGCTGCATTACCAAAGTAACTCGCGGCGTAAACCTCTGCTGCCATCGCAGAGCCCAAAGTGATGCGGGCGGCCGCGATTGGACCAAGGCCCAGAAGCTGGCCTGGAAGCCTAAACATCGGAATGTGCAGTATCTCGTTCTTTGTGAGCACCATCGTCTTTGTGGACATCGGGTCAAAAGGCTGTGCGTTGTCGTAGAACTGGTTGACTGGGTCTTGTGCGTTCTGACCAAGAGTGACTATGTATTGAATCTCGCCCATTGGGTCTGGGCGGCGAATGCGGACTTGGAGTGGGTTGATGCAGTAGAGCTCTTTAACATCGCCCATGTCGTCGCGCACTGTCAAAACGAAGGCGTTGCCGTGCAGGTTTAAAGACGAAATGACTTGCTCGTAGAACTCCAAACGCGTAGCTTCAGGGTTCGGTTTTGTCACCCACTCTGGCATTTCGCCGTACACTGACGCGTATGAGATTCGAGCGCGACCTCTCCGCACGTAAGCAGAGAGAGGTAAAGAACTAATTGTATCACCTAAAAGGCGCACACAAGCATAAACGGTGGACATGCGGATTGCCGTGTCGGAATTGACGTCAACGCCAGCTGGGGTTGCATACAAAGCACGACCAGGCAAAAACGGCTCTAAGAACTGATTGTTCGACCGTTGTTCGCCTGCTTTACGCAGTCTGTTCGATAGGCTCATTTAGTGACCTTTTCTATTTCGAGTTGGTGTTGATTCTTGCGGCTGACCCAAACCATGCCGACGTCAGCGGTTGGTCTTAGCATTGAAGATTTCCAGCCGTCTGTCTCCCAGCGATGCGCATTCGAGGTGCACCAACTGCGAAAATCGAAGTCGGAAAGGTCGAACCACTCGCTTGGTGGTTGCAAGTGGTGTTCAATAAACTGTGGCCCCACGTCCGTGTAGCCCAAACCAGCCAAGTAATGCAGCTGCTTTTGGTGCTCGTCCAGTGTGGCCAAAGTCCACTCGAAAGCCAATGCCCCATAGGCTCGGGTCATGCCCTTCAGAACGTTCCATTCTGCGCCCTCAACGTCTATCTTGATGAGGTCGGGGTGCCCGTACTTTGCGGCTAGCGCGTCGATAGTGACCGTGCTTGCGGAAGTTGTGGTGTAAGGCTTGCCGTTGTATGGCATTTGGTCTGACGTGAGCCAGTCCTTGTTTAGGGTGCTCAAGCCGTCTTCTTCAGCCTCATAAAACTCGACCAACTGGTCGTTGGTATCCGAAACCGCACACCTGAGCGGTGTAACGCGAGAGTCGTAGATGAAGCTCTTGACTAACTGGGCAAACACGCGAGAAGGCTCAACCGCCACGACTGTGTAGCCCAGCTGTAGCCCTGCAACTACCGCGTCGCCTCGGTTGGCGCCGATATCAAACAGAATCAAGATTCGACTCTATTGCTTTGCGGTAGTGCGGCGCTAAGTCTTTGCGTTTGATTAGCGACTGAAACAGCTGCTTGGACTCTGCAGCGCGACCAATCCACCAACCACTGACGGCTTTTTCAAACTGCAAGCGGTAGTCGTCTGGTTCTAGACCGAGACCGATTGCCGCAAAGGTGTAGCACTCTTGCCAGTTCTTTTGGCGTTCATGAAACTCCGATAAAAGAAAATATCCTTCTGCTTTGTGCGGCTGGTAGGCCACGGCTTGCAGAAGCGCGTTTGACACGGTTGCGAGTCGGTCGTTTTGGTCGTTAAAGCAGGCCGCGAGCCTGAGCAGCGAAAGGTAAACCAGGTCTTGGTGCGATTCGTAGCCGTACTCTGCAGTGCGCAAATAAAAAGAAACTGCACTCGCGGTTTGTCTGAGCTTTTCGTACTCGGCCGCAACTTGAAAGTTAAGTTCTGGGTTGAACGGGTCACGTGACAAACTGACGATGAGTGATTCAATGAGCATCGAGCGCCTCGACAATCATGTCCTCAACAATGGCTCTCGGTGTGCGCAACACAAAAGCTGCGTTGTCCTGGAATCCAAACGAAATAAGAAGGTCGCCCTCAAAAACTGCAGCGCCAACGCAAAACTCGATGTGCCCGTCTAAGAAACTAAACGGCTTGCCAAGACCGACCAAGTTAAGCTGGTCGTCCCAGATGCACAAGCGGTGACGGTAAAGGCCGTCCTTCTGCTCGAGGTAGTTTTTGAACAGGTCTACTTCGTGTGTGATGCTGATATAAACGTTGCCCCAGCG